TTAACGCACCATGGAGCGCACTTCGGCATTGCGCGCCGCGAGGCCTTGGCTCCAGAGGTTTTCCGGTGGCTTCTCGGGTTCGGCTGCCGCCTGGACGACGACCGGAGCGGGCTTTGATTCACGCTCCAGGCGCACGGTTTCAGGGCGCATAACCTGGGGCGCAAGCTGCTGCTGTTGCGGCTGCTGCCAGTCAACGAAATAGCCCTGCTTGACGATCTGGAGACAGACGGAATACGTGACCCGCAGCAGCGTAGCCTGCTGGCTGTAGCACTCGCAGCGCTCGCCCATCTTGACGCAGGCTGCCGGGTACGGAGCCTGGGTGGGTTGGGTGACCTGGTCGTAAACGGGCGCGGTGTGGGGGAAGTCGGGAAGCCGTGCCTTGCGCGCCTGGAGGTATTCGGCCACGGTAACAGGCTGAGGGCCACGTGGCGGCGCTGTAGTACTGCCCTTGGCGTCCGCGCCCTCGCCAGCCGCCTGGGCAGCTGCGGCGGGCGTGCGCTTGGTGACGTTGCCATAGACGCCGGTGATGGCGAAATACAAGGCAGATGGCACAGCCACGGCAGCGGCGGCAACGATCCAGACGGCGCGGGGGATTTTCTTCTTGCCAGTGTGAAGGCTAGCGGACCTGTACCAGCCGTAGACGTCCTTCGGGTACGGACGCATGCTGACCTCGCCGCGTGCCCCTGCGCCGGGTTCCTCGCATTTCATGTCCGGGCTGGAGAACTTGAGCACGCTGACCACATCGGCGCCAAAGGCGCGTTTCAGGTGCCGGTGCCAGCTGGGCTTGTCGATCAGGCGGCGGACGAACACATCCAGCAACGAAGGATGCGGGCAGATCATCCAGAAATCGAAGCCGCGTTTGCGCCGGAACTGGGCGATTGCGTTGATGTAGTCGGGGACTTCGCTGCCCGAGCGCCGAAGCGGGAATTCGTTTTGGCACTCGTCCATCACGCAGATCGAGCCGTCTGGCAAGTCCTGCCACTTCTTTGGGTCGAACGGTTGCCAGCCGAATTCCGCCGCCTTGGCCTCGTCCATCTCAAAGCCGTGGTAATAGACCGGGCGATTCTCTTTGAGCTGCTGCTCGCGCACGTCCTTGAGCGTCAGCAGGGTCTTGCCGGCACCGTTGGCGCCCGTGGTGAGGTAGATCATTTGAGCACCCAGCGTTTGAAGCTGTCCCCGCTGATGCCGTTGATGAGGGCGCGCGCGGCAATCGCGCTGGTGACGATGCTGATGCAGGTTCCCACTTGGAGGAACGCCGCCAGCTGAACAGCTTCTGCCGGCATGCCGCCGAACGCGGCCAGGGCTTGCCCCTTGAGCCAATCCAGGGAGGTCGAAAGACCGGTATAGGTGACAACGCCGATTCCCAGGGCGATGAGGACGCGGCCAGCCAGGGTGCCCACAAGGTTGATGAGCATTCCGCCAATGGCGGCGATGAATACAGGCATGGTTTAACCCCTCATGACAATGCGCGCGGCCAGGAGCAGAGACACGGCAACCAGCAGCTGACCGAACATGGCGAGGCTAGGGCAAATGCTGCTGATGGGCAGCACCACCGACTGGCCCCACACGGTGACAGTACGATCCGGGACGCAGGAGCCGGCGCCCAGGGCGTTACTCATGTCAATGCGGCCGGCGATGGAAACAGTTTCATTTCCGGGCAGATCCTGGGTTTGATTTCCCTCTTTGCCCTTATTGGCCTCGTACAGCTGCGATTCAGGGGATGGATCGTCAAACATTTTGCAGGCGCGGATATGCTGCTCTTTAGCAATCGCGCACTGGATTGCATCGCCGTCGCAGGTGAAATTAGATGCGCAGGAGCCGCCAAAGCTGCTCTCTTTGCAAATAGGCAAATCGGGGTTTTCTTTGCAGAAGCCCTCCCCTTCGCCCTCACCTTTTCCTCCACCGCCACCACGGGCACCCGGCCCTTTGCCGCGCCCCGATTCGTCGTCATCGCGGCCACAAATGGAGCTTTCCGGGTTTCGCGCGCAATACCCCTGCCGGTTAACGTTGGGGGTTGTATCAGTCGTCGTGGTGGTGGTGCCGTCAGGCTTTTTTGTAACACGAGTTTCTTTCACCTCGCATTGGTCGCCTTTGCATTTGATTTCGGTTGTTATGTCGGTGATGTTTCCCTCGCCGTCGGTGATGCGATTGCGGTCGCGACCTTCGGTATCGCCCGTCCAGGCTTCAACGCAAACCTCAACGCCGTTGACGGTGCCGGGATAGCCGTGTTTGCAGTTGTCTTCTGGCTCTTTTTCCGGAGGTTTCTCCGCCATGCTGCAGGAAAGCGAACCACCAGCGCGTGGGTCACCTTTATTGAGCGCGACAGAATAGCCATTCGTCTGCCACTGCCCAGCATCATCCTGAAATGATAAATCGCCAGTAAACCAGTGTTTACACCCCATACCCTCGGGCAGTCCATCTTGCTCATTTGGCTCACGACAGGTCATCGCACCATCAGCCCATACACTGAGCACGCCAGGCGCGCGAGCAAAACGATTGCCGGTCAGCGTGGAGTTATAAATAGCGGCCCAGTCCTCACAAAACTGCTCAGGGGTACGCTCGTCGGGCTTAACGCAAATCGACGCACCCGAATCATCCTTTCGCTCAAAAAATCCCGAAGCGCACTGACATTCGCTACCAACGACGGACGAATTAGCAGGGCACCTCTGCTCTCTTATATATTGCGAAAAGACTCCCTCGGGGCCTCCGTTATAACTAAACGAGCAATAGGCAACAACTTCATTTCCGACAGCGTATTTCGGGCCAACACTGGTAACGCCCGCTGAGCAAGCCTGCTCACACGTCCCATACCATGTTGGATAATTTGCAGATGCTAGGCGGCACTGATTTTGTTTCTGAAACGCGGACGCATTAAATGACACCGCTAAAAACAAAACTGCAAGTACTAAGCGGTAAATATGAGCCATGCTGCCCCCAGTACTGCAACGATAACGAACAGGCCCATGTGATGATCCCCCTTGCCAAAGCCGCGCGGGCTTTGGGAAAGGCCCCAGGCGCGGGCCTGGGACGTGTTGCTTACGACAGTGCGCGGCGCACCCACTTGAAAGCCTTGATGCCCACCATGAGCACCAGCACGGCGGCGCCGATGGCGGCAATAGGGGCGGCCTGAGCCTCGATATCGGTCACCACATCGGTGACGCTGATCGCGGCGGCCTGGGCCTGGGAAGCCAGCACCAGGGCGCCAGCGGTGAATGCGCCAGCGCGCAGGGGACGGATGAAACGGTTCATGGATTACTCCTCGGTTGTGGTTGAAACGCCGTCAACATTCAGAGCGCGGTAGAGGGCGCGAAACCCCCAACCAACAGCCCAGACCAGCAGGACGGCACCGCTGATTTGTGCGGCGTCGCTGGTGCTCAGGTCGAGCACCGGCAAGGCCAGTTCGTGAACGACAGTCACCGTGCAGGCGCTGTCACATGTGATCGTTTGCGGGTCAGCCATTACGCAGCCTTCGGGGCGTCAGCAAGCCAGGAGAACGGCCCGCATGGGTCAACGCGGCGCGGCGTGTGCCGCACGCGGATAAAGCTCGAAAAACCGCCGCCCGTTGGTGCGAATTCAGACAGGAGAAGCTCTCCTGTTTCATCACAGCGGTAACCGCCTCCCGGCGCAGGTCGATATCGGTCTTGGACCGAAGCATTGCCCTGCACATACGCAGGCCACAGCACCCAGCGGCGAATAGCGCGGCCATCTGGATCAAGCCCGCCACAGCCGTGGATACGAGCGCCATGAGGGAAAGATCCGACATTCTTTGACTCCACCTTTGAGGCGTACTTCATCAAGTACGCAATAGGGGCCGTGGCCTTAAGCCGATTGCTCATGCCATGGGGCCACATGGGGGGCTCAACGTGCGCGATGCCCTTCGCATCGACACGCCGCCACGCGGTATCGGGCTTTGGTGGCGTGAGACCACCAGCCAGCCAAACTACAACGTGGTAGTGGATGACGCCGCGCTGCTGTAGCTCAGCTACCCAGGCGTAGCGGACCTTTTTGCAACCGGTACGCGAGTAGTGCCACTTGCGCAGGCCATCCAAGAATCGGCTGATGTGTTCAGGGCGCCATTGGCCGTTGTCGCCCGCATAAGTCAGGGTCTGCATCCAGACTTGCTGATTCAGCGGGCCGGCGTTGTGCAGGCTTTTTGCCGCGACGCCGAGGGACTTCCGCAGCCGCGTAACGCGGCTGGCATGGCGGTCGATTTGGATGCAGTTTTCGGAGAAGGCAACAACAGCAGAGACACCTTTGCAAGTTGTTGATACTGAGACAAGCCCGGAGGCGCTGCGCGCCTCCTGCTGAGCGGCGCGACGCTCAAACGCTGCGACGCTGCGAGCATGCGCACGGCGCGCAGCGCGCACCATGCCGGGCGTGCTGCGTGCGTGCAGGAGGTGGGCGACTGGGCAGGCCATCAGCAAGCCCTCGCCAGCTCGACCAGCCAAGAAGCGAACGCCTCAGGCGTCCGCTCGCGTTCGGCCTTGCCCATGCGCTCAACGGTCGTAGTCACAGGAGCGTCAGCCAGGTAAGGCAGTTCAGGCACAGGGCCGACGATGTAGAGACAGGACTTTTTGGGGGCGCGATGGCCCCACCAGCTTTGCAGGATGGGCACCAAAACGCCGCCGTGCTGATCGCGCATACCGAAGCCGAGACACGACGACTCATGCCACAGCTTCGACGCGAAAGGATGCTCAAGCACCCCACCCCACCGCCTGACCTGGGCCATGGCCCACAACGCCAGCTCACGCTCACCGGAGCGGGGCTTTGCCATATGCGAGAGCTGGCCCCAGCTCCTGCACGGTGGATGAAAGATGCCAGGTGCGCCACCTTGCCAAGTCAGCGCATCACGGTCGAAGTCGTAGCAGTCACAGCCCAATGCCGCGTAGTGATTGACTTTTCGAACAAACAAGGCGGCGACCATCAGCACCCCCAGGCGATAATGAACTCGGCCCACGCGCGAACACGCCATTCAGCGTGCATCACTTCGTGTTCCCAGTTTGGATGACGAGAGGGCCGCTCAAGCAGGGCCGCGAGGCCGAGCTTGAGGGCGTAGAGGTGTTCGGCCTGGGCGCTCACTGCGAGTCCTCGCAGGGCTTCAACTGAGCGTCGAAGGTGGTGCCGCAGTCATCACAAATGAAACGCGGGTCAGGCGCTTCATGGCATAGCTCGACAAGGCCGAGAACGCCGCAGGCTGGACATGCAAGGAATTCGCTCATGCGGCCACCACTTCAACGAAGCGAAAACCCAAAGAGCGAAAGTGAGCAGCAATGGACTCCGCTATCTCACGCTCAACCACGTTGGAGCGGCACAAACGATTACCACGCATGAACCGCACGAACGCAAAAGGCGATGGAGGCATCACACGCCCTCCCCTGCGACCGGCATGCCGCCGCGCATGTACTGGATATCGAGGGAGGTTTCGCCGGCCTCGTGTCGGAACTGGACAGCAACGCCGTCCACCATAGGAAGGTCACTCGCCAGTTGCTCCACGAGCAGCCCGAAAAGGGCGTCGTGAAGCGTGGCAAGCCGTGCAGCGTGCATGGCCTGTTCCATGGCTTACACCTTGGCGGCGGCAGCAGCGGGAGCGGGCTTGAGGGGGACGAGGCGCGGGCTAATCGAAAGATCGCCGTTGCGATTCACGTAGATGGATTCAGGCGCGAGGGTGTAATCACCAGCAGGCCAGAACAGTGCAGCGCCCTGGTCGTTCTTTTCAAGAATAATCTCGACCTTTTCCGGGTACGGATTAGGCTTGCCGGAACGGTCGTAGGTGTGCATCCACGCCGTTTGGAAGCTGAGGGAGTATGCTTTGCCGGTGGTTTTGGCTGTGCCGCTTTGGTTGCGGACTTCCGTCGATGTCACGGAAACTTTGATCATGATTACCTCAGGTTGTGAGTTAGAAAGATTTCTAACACCCCGAAATGTCCATTAGAAGGAGTTCTAACGTGAAGATAGCAGAATCCCTAATTGACAAAGCCGTGGAAACGTGCGGGAGTGCGGCAGAACTTGCCCGACGCATGGGCATCTACCCTGCCGATATTTCAAATTTGAGAGCAGGAAAACGGCCACTGTCGCCAGAACTGGCGGCAGAAATCGCGGACATTGCGGGCGAGGATGCGCGGCAAGCGGTGATCGACGCCATCATCGAGCGCAACGCGGAAGGCAGGAAAGGTGCGCTCCTGCGGGAAATTTTGGGAAAGGCGCGAGCCGCTGGAGGGGCGGCGATGTGTCACATTTCCTACAACGACGCCTCAATTTCCGCTACAGATTCGATAGCGAAGAAGCGCAAGATCGTTAAAGATCGTATACATCGTATCTACCAAACTGGCAGCTGA